ATCTGAAATTTTTCTTTTGGTTCTTAACTCTGCATAGTTGGCCGCATAGCTATTTGTAGATTCAAAATAAATTAGAGTGATGTCATCAAAAAACTTTTGAACATCTTTGATAATAACTGGCAAATTATTAAAGTCGAGAAATGCCACATCTTCTGTGTGTTCAAGATCCAGCATGGTTTTGGTAAAATTAATTAATTCAGGACTGATCTTAAATGTGGCACCGTTGATGTAGTATATCAACTTTTGATTGTATTCTTCTAATATTATTCTTCGCTGGTTTGACAATGTTGCCATATAATTGGCAACAGCAAATGCTTTTTCAATTCTTTCGTCCATAGATAACTCCGTAATGTATATAATACACTACAGTAATTATCTTGTCAACGGATTAGAGGATTAAGGTCCTGACTGCGTAATGATTGGCAGTGCCACTGACACATTGGAACCAGTTGCGTAGTAAGTCTGTACTAGACTACTCAATGTGCCTTCCACATACTCATCAGTACCCCAAGGAGGATTTGGTTGTCCAGATAAATCTTGGAATTGAATTGTAAAAGTAACAATGGCGCCAGTTCCATCAACTTGAGCTAGTATATCATACTGGTTTGGACTATAAGTAGGACTAGCTGTAGATTTTGTGAATATAGTTTGTGGACTAGTGGTCAGTTGGTAAAAACCAATATTACCAGCAGTGCTTCCTGATCCTGTTGTACTTGTACTATTATAGTTCATGGTAATAGTACCCATGTTAGCTAGAATGGTTGCCCAGTCGTTGCTTTTTGCTTGACTTCCGTCTGCTGGGACATTTGTGTTACTACCGCTTATTTGAATATTACTACCTGCATTAAAAAAGAATCTTGCTCCGGCATAACTACCAAAATTGAGACTCACTACATGATTAAGAGTTCCGTTCCAAGCGGCGGTTCTAGTACCATTGGCCAAAGTAACCAATGACGCTTGTCCAGCTGGGGGTGTAGTTAATGCGTTTGTTTGTATTAGTTGTGCGTATGCATAGTATGCCGCACGATCATATTCTCTAACAAGTATTCCTGTACTGGGTGCTGTTAAATTTCCACTTTCGTTTGCACCAGTTTGATGTTGGCGTGCCGCTAATAGATCATTTCGTAGTGTTTGCCACATTGATGCTGTAATCTTTGCGCCAACTGATGTTTGATTGCTAGTAACTGTTTGGCCGTAACCAAGTGAACCCGAGCCGGGACCCAATACAGTAGCAACTACTGATTGAATTGCATTATAGTCACTAGCAAGTATTCTTGTGCCTTGTCCAGCCATTTTTTATCCTTTGCTTCTTAAAGTATTACACATTCAACAAGTGTTTCATCGGTGTTAGAGCAATCTTCTAAAGCTATTGCAAAACAACTGTTATTAACAGTATCGCCTCCTAAAAATCCTGGAATACTTGCGGCAAGGCCGTCACCGTATGGAGCCATTTGGTCTCCTTTGGTGCATCCGCCAAATACTCTAACTGGGATGCGTCCTTTAAGTGCAACATACTGCCCGCCTTCCAACTCTGAATTCATCATATAACCCGGAGCTGTACTTATTGCACCAATTGCTTTATCGCCCATACCGGCAGCACAAATTTCTGCAGGTCCGCCAACTTTTACAACTGTACCCGGAGTATACGTATGTGCAGGATCTGGTAGATATTTTTCTGCCAAGTCAGCGTAGTAACTAGTTGTACTTGCACCGTTAAATGTATTGGCATTAACATTACCGCTACCATCTCGAGCTACAACTGTTCCTGGGCTTGTTGATACACTACCTGCAAAATTAACACCGCCAATAACTAAATTATTGGCACTGGTAGCATTACCATTAAATGTAGTTGCCCATACACTGGCCCACTGATAATTTTGATTACCTAAATTGCTAGTTGTTGTAGTACCTGGAAGTACATCTGCACCTACTAGTTGCAATGGAGTAACTGTACTAGAGCTTACTGTCGTTTGGAAAACAATGGTATTGTTACTGGTATTTTGAATTGTAGGAGTGCTACTGTTATTATTAAACACACGCAAACGTGCAACAGGATTACCAACTGTATAACCTACGTCTGCAAAGTTAACTACTGTGCTAAATGCCGCTGAGCCAGCTTGAACATAGCTTGATGCACTTAGACCGCCTAAACGATCTGCGTTAGTTGCTGTTCCCCAGAATCTGTGGTTACTAGTTGTAACACCAGGTGCACCGGTATTGTTTGTATAACATAGCGTAACACCTTGTTGAATTTGTGTAAATCCTGTGATTGGGTTTACTTGTCCATCTAGTGTAAATGCACTATCTGGGCTGATAATAAAGATAACTTGTCCGTTGTCAATAGCTTCAATTACTGTATGACTAGTACCAAAGTTGTCTTTTAAACTTGTACTCAACATCTGCGTTGTAGCAGATCCGGCAACCGCCTGTGGTCCAATCAATGTAAATGTTGTTCCGTTCCATGCAAATAGCTGACTAGTGACTGTATCGAACCAAAAATCGCCAGTTGTTAGTCCACTTGGAGCTGTTGGTCCAATTTCTGCACCACCAGTTGTACGGAATTTACTACCGTCCCAGAATTTTAATTTACTCGATGAACTATCAAACCAAATTTGACCTGTTAAAGGATTGGCAGGAGATGTTGAATTTGCAAAATTTTCTAGTAAGTAAACGAAATTTTCGTTCTGGATTGCTCCATAGCCTGCGTAATTTTTGCCCACTAATTTTAAATCAGTAGTTGCATCAACAGTACCGTCCGCGACTGTTACAAGTAGCGTCCCGTTGTATTTGTTAATTGTATATGCCATTGCTCCTGTTTCCTTATTCTTGAGTATTTATCATTATTTTAGCTCTTATTACCACGTACTCAGCGGCGCTCTTCGCCATGTATTCGTAGCTGTACAAACATAAATGTAGTTTGCATCCCAAGCAATCTGCCCAGTAGTACCTGTACTTGTAGCACTAGAAGGTGTATAACTGCTAGTTACAGTCAGGGCAGAAGCAGAAATTGCTCCAGTAGCTGTAATAGTCGAAGTTGATTTAATTGCTCCGTTTACATCTAATGCGGCTGTTGGAGTACCTTTAAAGATACCCATAAATTTGTTTTGAGAGCTGATATAGATAGCTGAAGTTAATCCAGTGCTACTTAGTGTGGCTACCTCAAAATTCTGATTTGCGGTATTTGATTTAATTTGAAATGTGCTAGTGGATGAGTTAATTTCGTTGTTGCTGCCTGCTCCTAATACTAGTGCTGGTGTAAGTGATGTATTTTGAATAGTCAGTGTACCGCTAGAAATTGTAGAATTTCCGTTAGTTGATACAAAACTGTCTGCAGAATACAGTGTATGCCCGTCGGCGCCCAATAAATTGGCCGCTGTTAATACAGGAACATTAAACTGAACTCCACTATAACTACTCACATTAAAACCAACACTAATACTACCTGCATATCCGCTAATTGGAGTTGCAGGTGTAAATGCTTCGGAAGCAAACACTCCTAATAAATTACTGGCACAATACAAATATACAATTGTATGGGGAACTTTGTTAATATCAAGAATAGTATCTACAATAAATCCGCTCTGTCCTTGACTGCTAGTGTATAGTGGGCCAGCTAGCACATTACTAATACCATCATTAAAATAAAGCTGTGCTGTAGCACTGTTGATCCAAATATCGCCAGTTGTCAAGCTACTAGGAACTGTAGCACTTACCAGTGTTCCGCCTGTTACTTTAAACTGAGCACCATCATAAACTTTTAGCCTATTTTGTGTAGTGTCAAACCAAACTTGCCCAGTAATTGGATTGTTTGGCTGACTTGTATTTGCAAAGTTTTCTAGTAAATGTACAAAATTATCGTTGAAATAGATTCCGTATCCTGTAGAATTTTTTCCTACAAGTGTTAGATCTGTACTTGTCTGATTAATTGTACCGTCAATTATCTCAGTTAACGTGTTGTTATTTGTTAATTTTATCGTATAGCTCATTAGATCACACCAGTAAAGATTATATAATTCATTGTTGTGTATGGGTTCATAACTGTGATTGGCGTGGCGTATGTATTAGAAATTACACTACCGCTATCTGTTAAGCCGTAACCCTGACCACTTTGTGCTTGGGCTGTTAAGCCTTTGCCAATGTTAATATTTGTGTTAGGATCAGTTCCTGGATTAGGAGAACCAACTGCATAAAACTGCTGTACACCATCATTTAAATTGTGTTTATGATCTGGCAAGTTGCTTGTTGATAATGTAATATTTTCACTGCCGCTAGATGATCCAACTGTATCTGCGTTTACATTGTTTACTCTATTGGCCATACCTCCACCAGCCGATACCTGTGTTCCCGAACCGTCTTTGGCTGGAACAGTAAGCCCGTTATTCATGTTATCTGGGCCTAATGGAAATCTACCTCGCAAATCAGGCAGTGCAAAAGTACTCAACCCTTGCAATAAAGAAGCCGCTTTGTATGAATAACCAATAACAGCATATAAAGACGGATAGCTACCAATTTTAACTTCACTACCATCACATAGTAAATAACCTGTTGGCAAATTAGTTGCTAAACCAGCATATGGAAATACACAACCTACCGGTACTGTTGCAACGTGATTAAACAACACAGTCTTGGTCATGCTTAATAATCCAGTACCTGGACGATAAACTAATAATGTATCAGTTAAACTAGAATCTTTGGCTGCTACTTTGTTAGTAATAATACCCTGATTGATACTGGTTGTAAAAGATTGTACACCTGTTTGTGATTGTCCGTTGAATTCAACACCATCGCTGGTTACATCACCGATAAGTTGCAACACTGTAGGAGATTGTAATTTTGCCGCGCTTTGAGCAATACCAGTACTACCTGTGATACTTCCACCAACTAGTGTTCCGCTAAAATTGCCTTGAAACTGTTGTGCAAAAATGTTTCTAAAAGGTCTTGTTACTGATCCGATATCGTAAATATTGGCTGCGGCATCTGAACCAGGTAATAATACACTTGCGGCAACTGGTTGACCATTGGTGTCCAAGTAATTGATATAGTTTTGTCCATATGTTGTAACATCATCTCCAAAAGATGACTTTTTGGCAACACTTAATCCGCCCAGTGTTTGTATACTTGGACCACCTGGATCAAACGGACTACCGCTAGTAGCATCAATATCGCTAGTGCCTTTAACAATTAAACGTCCAGGTACTGGATAATTAGGTACTACACCAATCCATTTGATAGTGGCAGTGCCGTCTGTTATATTTGATCCAGTTGTATCAGTAGGCGGTACACTACCAGTGGTACCACTAACTACTACTAGATAATAATTTGTATTGCTAGTGAGATATTGTCCAGCGGTAACTATGGTTTGACTGGTCCAAGCTGTTCCCTGTGTACTAGGATCATCTTTAATTGTTGTTCCACCAATAACATCTAGTGTACTTTGCGGACTTGTATTGTTTGTTCCAATACCAATCTTACTATCAGCAGTCATGTGTAGTACAGTATTGACAGTACCATTATTGTTCAATGCAAAGTCAATGGGATTGCCGCTGTTTTTTGAATAAAACAATGTGCTGTTACCGTTAATACCAATGTTAAATCCCAAGTTGGATCCAATAACTAGACCGCCATCATTGCGAATACTAATTGTGTTATTGGCAATTGTAGGAGTATCGCTACGCAAAAAGTTTGCGCCGTCAATTGCAGATCCATTGATCAGTAATCCGTCCGCAGAACTAGCTGTTCCCCAGATTCCAGTATATTTACTACCAACATCCACCGTTGATTTAGAACTTGCTACATTTATGCCTGTATTGATTGTGGGAAATCCTGAAATTGCAGACTTGGGTGTAAAAGAATCTTGGCTTATAATAGCTACACGATAGCTAGTAGTGGTGTTTGTGGCACTTGAAGAATAGATAACAACAACATTATGGCTAACGTTAGCAGTATCTACAATAGATTCAACTACTGGTCCTGTTGCAAGTCCAGCACTAAATTGTGGACCTATCAATGTCCATGTGCTACCTGAATACAAATATAACTGACTGGTATTTGTATTGACCCATAAGTCTCCAGCAGTTGCCGCGGCAGGAGCATTACTTGCTTTCTTTAAACTGCCAGCTGGTTCCCATGCTGTTCCATCGTATACTTTTAATAAGTTGATCCCGCTAGCTGTATCAAACCATAACTGACCCTGTACCGGATTGCTTGGTGCAGTATCGTTGGCAAAATTTTCTAACAAATGTAAAAAATCTTTGGCAATAATAGCGCCGTAGCCTGAATAATTCTTTCCTGGAAATTCTAAACTGGTGCTGTTATCTACAACACCGTCAGCCACAGTGATAGGTGGTTTGTCAGGATTATTAGTTTGTGTAAATGTAACTTGATAAGTCATCTATTATACTCCTACCAATCCGGTTAAACTTTGAATACGCACAGTATAATCAATCTGTATTAGACGATTTAGACTTTTAAGTACTGGGTGGAAAACAACGTGGGTTAATAACAAGCTGGTGCCATCTGTGTTGTAACTTTTTAATCCTAACTCATCAAACACATATTGACTATTACTGTTAGTCACTGTATCAAATGCGCTTTGTGTACTTGGCTCACCGTAATCTAGCAAACAAGTTACTAATAAATCTGTATAATTAGTGCCAGTTGTATGGCGTGTTTCAATAAAATTTCTACTAGGGTCCGTGTTATTACTGGAATTCTGATTAACTACTTTGGCATAGGTTTGATTGTACAAACTTGCATTAGTTCCGCTAGTGTTTGGAGTCAGATATGTAACAATTCCAGTTGGATCTATACTGGTTCCGCCGTTGCCAAATGCCATTTGATAAACAAACCCACTACCACTATCAGCTAAACTTTGAGCCAGAGCCAAACTGATATTTTCGTAGTGAATTGCATTGCGTTTATCAATGAAAACTTCCTTAGAAACTGGGTCATGGATCTTGATATGACCCTCAATATGTATTCCTGTCTGATCTTTGGTCTGCATAGTTAACTCTCTTTATCTAATATTTATCAATGTTTAAAATGTGCTACTTTTATTAACGAGCGCCGGTTGTTTTTCTAGGATATGCCAAGCCAGTTGAGGGTCTGAATCCGTAATTTTGCTTAGGATATGTAGTTCCTACATGTAATAATTGGTAAAGCGATGTGCCTACAATACTGCCCCAACCCGTGCAAGCATCCCATCCTGCCCTTGCACTGTATCCAGTAGACAACGGACAAGCATTATTTCCAGACGTTACATCTCTAAATATATTAATATTGTTGTAAAATAGTGTGTTTAAAAATCCCAATCTTTTACCAGTCAATGCAGTTAATCTAGCAACTAGTCCAGCATACAAGGGTGCAGTTGCGCTAGTACCGCCGCCTGTTCCCACATAAGAATTACCCGATCCATAGTAATATTGATACCCAGATGATGGGCTTGCATTTCCTCCTATATCAGGAATTCCTCGACCTGTAAGTGTTGTTACAGTTCCCGACGGGTATGCTTTCACTGTGAATCCTGTTTGGTAAGCCGGCACAGAATATATTGTGCTGACTCCTCCGGCACTACCGGCATTTCCTTGATTCCATACAACTTCGCTGTTCAATGTTCCGTTGGTTGTATCTAAAGTGGTTCCACCACAGCCAGTCACATAAGGACTTGCCGCAGGATACTGAACTGACACATATCCAGCACCATAATAATACTCTGATCCGTAATCTCCAGTAGCTACAAATACTGGTATTCCAATTGCGGCTGCTGATTGAAACGCTGTATCCATTGCTGTGGCATAAGTGCCAAATCCTGATTCATTGCCGCCCCAACTACAAGAAATAACACATGGCAAATTTGTGGTATCATTTACTGCGGCTAAAAATACATCAACAAATCCTTGTGCTGAGTTTGGTCCAATATAAATTGCTTGGGTAGCTCTTGGTACAGCTCCACCAACTACTGCAATATCCAGCATAACTTCTCCGCTACTACCAGCATCGCTGGGATTATTTGTAGCACTATCAACTGATACAAAATTCACAGTTGGTGTGGCAATACCCATTTGTGTAAACGTACTAGTTAAATTTTGATTGGTAAATCCGCCACCAAGTTCAATGATGCCCACACACTGACCATACCCGTCACCAGCTGGCCATTGATAAGCAGAAGCAACTTGCTGAGGAGTAAGAGGAGTGACAGTATTTGAAGTAATCCCATTGGATACATTTGTTTGCGATTTTTTAAGCACTAATGTATCATCTAAACCAATAACATGAGTAATGATATTTTCTAATTCAGCAGGAATAGATAGATTACCAATGTAGTTAACATAATTCCTACCTTCTACACTTACAGATTTTAAAGATATATCAAATGCTCGATTAAAGGCACTTGCTGGCCCAGATACTACTACATTTGCGCCTCTATTATAAGATCTAACTACTGTTAAATTATATGCTTGGACAAAATCTTCTACTAGATTTAAATTTTCATCTGTTGCACCAAACATACTTTTTAATTCATCATGTGATATTATTGGATTAGTACCATTGATAATTCCATCAGCATATTCTTTTAAAGTTCCGTTATTAGTTTGTCGACAAACTAATATAGTAACTGACAAGTTTGTTGAAGAATCTAATAGTGTTATTGTGGCACCATCTGGTATTGTAGATGCTGTACTTCCAACTAACGCGATGGTGTTAGATAAATTCATGTTATACTTCCAATTTTAAATATGTTAAAGTAACTGTAATAGCATTAGTAGATCCGCTATTGTTATAAACTTTTAAATATAAATTAGTAGTTACTGGACTATCTATATTATATCCAATCACTGCTGGTGAAAAAGATGTATTAGTGGTAGAATTTCCAGTTGTTATAGATTCAGCAACTACGCCACTACCAGGAGTTGGATCAGTTGTAATACTTCTTCCGCTATCATTAGACATTGCAGTACTGTTTGTGTAAACGGTTACCCAGGCTCCTACACTAGTCTGTACATTATATAAAGCATAGCCCTTAGCAACTGGAATTGTAACAGTTGAACTTGTTTGATATGCCAAACTTCCAGTGGTTGCCGATGCTGTTGATCGACTTTGCAGACCTGATATTGGCATATCAGTAACTGTTAATAGCCGGAAAGTAGGAGTGCCGGATCCCGAGCTTGGTGCGGCATACACATAATTTTGTGTTTGGCTTCCAAATGTTGCGTTAAGATCAGTGGCAGTGGCAATGGTTAATGCGCCAGTTGTAGTTGTACTTTTTACAATACCGGTTGCCAATGCGCTTGTTCCTGGAGCATAATCAGTTCCGCTAGTTGCTGCCGAACGTGTTGTTCCGCTTGATTTTACTATACCGGTAACACTTTGCGCTGTTTGATAATCAACTCCGGCTACTGCGGCTGTAAGAGTATTTGCTCCGTTACCTTTAGCAAGTCCGCTAATTGTTCCGATAGGTGCTTGATATGATAGTGATGGAATGTCTGCGGCAACTAGCGCACGGAATACGGGTGCGGCTGCACTTCCGGTTGTTGGACCTGCTAGTACATAATTGGCAGTTTGTGTATTCCAAGCGGCTGTTAAATTACCAGATGTGGTCACTGTGGGTATGGTTACATTAAATTGACTAGGTAAAGCTAGAGTAACACTGGTAACTGTACCAGCACCAGTTGGCAATATCCAACTTAAAGTTCCGGTAGTTGAACTTGCCAACACATAATTGTTAACACCAGGATATGCACTGGGCAATGTGTATGTTTGTACTGCTGGTGTTGTGCCCGCATTAAATGAAACTGAGCCGCTGGCACTTCCTTTGAATGCTAAGTTTTTAGGAATGGTTAAATTACCGTCAATTCCAAAAGTCCAAGTATAGTTGTAAGTACTAAAGGCTGTTTGTACGAATACAGAATTGTTTTGAGCGCCTACAACATTATTGCCATCGTTACTAGAAAGTTCAATATATGTATTAGGTGCCGAGTGTAAATCTGTGCCAGTAAAAGAAGATAGATTAGGAAATGTTAACCCACCGCCTGAACTGAGAACAACTGTAGCCGAACCGTTGGTTAGAGTGCTTGTTGTAGGGGTTGCAGAAATCACACCGTTATTAATTCTAATTGTGGTGCCATCAACTTGTACTACACCTGCTATACTTGTAGTTGCTGTGGGTACGTTTGTAATTTTTCCATAGCTTAAACTTGTAATCCAACTAGGATCAGGATAACTACCAGTAGTTACAACTCCATTGGTAGCAACCACTGGTGCCCAATAAACTGCTGTGCCGTCAGTGAACAATGCTTTACCGTTATTGCCAGTTCTCGTAGGTAACGCTGTAGATGCTAGTGTACCATACAGTTCTGTAAAGTTTGCATTTATTTTTTGCCCGGCTGTACGCAAACTATCACCTGTGTGATCTCCTGCTACTGTACCTATGTTAATTATATTTTGCGACATCTTACGTTCCTTGATCGAATGTTATATTATTACTGTCCACTGTATCCCCAGCACTGTCAAATGTTCCAGTTGATGTAGTACTTATCTGCTTGTATGGACTGTACCAGATGCCGGGCTCGGCTCTTAAAAATTCACTGATTTTTCCAGAATCGTACAGAACACTAGTTGTGTTATCCCATGCTGTACCAGTATTTTGTACCACGGTTACTTGTATTCCAAAGTCTAACAAATTAGTTAGTGTTATTTGCTTGGTTATTCCGTCAACAGTAAAGTCTGCTGGGAATGTTACGTCTCCAGCTGGACTGTTTGGTGCATTATTAACATTGAATACCTTGTATGGAGATTTCTTCAATCTAATGTTACCTATAAAGAATGTCCACTTGGCAGCATCATCAAAGAATGCTGTGCTGGTATGAGCAGTTATACATCTATAAGTATATGGTCCTTGTTTTACAATGGCTCCTACTATGTAATCAATACCGCTGGTCCATTCATTATCAGTATTATACCCGCCAACAAACACTTCGATTGAATTTGCATCTGCTGGGATAAAGTCTAATGCTATTACATTTGTTCCGTCACTGATGACTTGTGTTATCACTTGTGTATCTTTATAAGGAATTGTTTCGCTTGCACCAATATCTTGTACTGGAGTGCCTGCAAAATTATTAAAAAATACACCGGTGCCCAATGTACCACGGCGCAATTGACTTAGAGTGTTACCGCTTTTAGCAAAATATTCAATGCGTTCGCCACGAATTTCAACAACTCCTGGTTTGTTATTAGTTGGACTTGGTAATTCAAAATTACTTCCATCCACTAGAACAATGACTGTATCGTTCCATTTTAAATCGTTTGCCAATGTTGTTTGTTTAGGTGTACTTAAACGTTTATAGCTTACACGATTTAACATATCTTTAAATTGCATATATGCAACACCAGAAGTCAATATATTAGAACCAAATGTCATTAATGTGATTTGATCGTTGGTATTTAAAGGTGTGGCCAATGTAAGACTTTGATGATCATCATTTAATTTGTAGTCAACTGTGGGTGTAAGCAATAATGAATTTTTAATTACCCAAATATAATAATCGCTTATCACAGTACGGTCCAATGTTATTAATCCGCCAGCAGTATCTTGATAATAAAAATAGCTTGCACTATTAGGTACTAGTTCAGATGTTCCTATCACGTTAATTGTAGTACGTTGAATATCTAAAATATCATGTTGGTAACTACTGATAACTTGTACCACATGAGTGTTATCGTATGCTTGAGCAAATGTAATCTGCCCTGTAGTAGAATTATAAGAATAACCAGCACCAGTTAACACACTTACAACTAGTGTTTGACCTTTATACAAATTATAAATTTTCTTGGTAATTTTAATTGTAATTCCTCCAAGGTCAGCAATATAATCTGGCCCTGGACGTAAAGTAACACCACCAACTAGTACCACAAGCGCACTAATATCCACTGAATACGGAACAAATTTAGTAGAATCAATAGAATAATTTAATCTATTGCCACCAATCGTAAAGTAACTGTTGTTCGGTGCTGATAATATTTGTTGATCTACACGCACAATCATATTGGACTCTGCTGGCAAACTGGTACCTATTTTATTTTGCAATGTGTATGTTAATTGTCCGTTAGTAGCAACTGTTTCTACTTTGGTAATAGCAAATGTCTGTTGAGTGCCTGCAACTATTACAAAATTAATTAATGCGCCTTCGGCTGGTGCAACTGCAAATCTAAATGCAATTGCGTTAGATAAATCATAACTTGAATCAGTTTTAAATATTTCAGGATTAACAACAACACCATCAACATATATCAACGCACTAATAGCTGTTTGCCACGATGCATTTGTGACAAATTCAGTACTATAACCGTTAGAGACAAAATGGTCAATATCTAAAATATTTGCTCCGTTAAATCCAACACTGAATAAACTAATTTGTGTATTAATTGCTGGGGCTGTTGTAAACACTACTAAATTATTTCTATAGTCTATAGTATAATTGGTAGTTAGTGTTTTAATTGCATTGTTTAATTTTACAATTACCGCTCCTTTACCGTTAGGTGTTTGACTCAATGTAAAACTCTTTTGTGTTCCATTAGCAACAAAATTATCTACTCGCATGACTGCACTACCGTTGTATGGTTTGTCAAACACTTTAATTGCAACAGTATCAACAACTTGTCCAGGAACAACTTCTTCTGGTGCAGGACTGGTTGTTGTACTGATTAAATCATCGCCGTCAACGATAATATCATCAGCACTTAATCCAGTAGCAGTAGCATACACACCATTCAATGTGGTGGAAGTATCTCCGCCATTTAATGCTGTATCATAATCAGATTCTTTAGGTTTAATACTGCCATCACTGGTAATTTGTCTAATAGTAAACTCATCAAGATTAGATACAACAAATCCAGTAGATATTGCACTACCACCATCATCTATCACGGATGGTGATGAACTTGCATTGCCACCATCATCAATTTCATTATCAAGTGTAGTGTATGATGCTCCGCCGTCAATCAATGTGTAAGGTGTAGGAATAGTAAATGTTTTAGATACTACACCATTTCCATCTGGCAAACCATTAGATAGGAATGTATTCACAATTGCATTTGGATTAAATTTTGGAGTCAACGATGCGTTAAGTATACCAGTTGCCACTGTTTGTAATGCCACTGGTGCCGCAGTTAGTGTTGGTGCAACTATTGTTGGAGATGGTCTACCTAATGCCGTAACTATAGATTGAATTGTAGCAAGATTATTTGAAACTCTAGTACTTGCAATGGATCCTCCAGTTAAAATACCAGTTGGTTTATATTGTGCGACTACTGTTTGTAATCTAGTCACTGTTGATTTGGTAATAATGCTTTGTGCTATACTGGCAAATCGAGTGTAAATTCCAGTCCATGCTGTGCCAAGAGCCGTTCTTAAACTGTTATTAGAAGACCAATATCTCAATCCTGTTTGAACAGATTGACTGTTTCCACCGTATGTTAAATCGTAAATTAAACTCCACACTGTATTTTGTACATCTTGCTGATATACGTTCTGATCATAGCTTGCACTAGGATAGTTTGCTGTAATATAAGCAATCATCTCAAATTGTATAAATGTTATATTATCAAATAACAGTGTGCCTGCACTTGTATAACCCTGATCAAGTCCGTTATATGCCGGAAACTCAGGTGTCGGAATAATTCCGCTGTTAGCTTGATCAATTAGTCCTACAATATTAGCAAGGTTAGTATTAATTGTTGCAACTGCTGTGCTGTTTGCGGCCACTGATGGAATAGCTAATATTTTATTTGCTAGTGCTGTGACACTTGCCGCAGTTGTGACGGCATCGTATCCGTAAGTTGTAACTTGTGTCAGAATATCAAGCCCTACAAAAATACTTTGTACATTGCTTATCACACCAGTGGTAAAAGCAGTATCGTATGCAAATGCATTTATCAATTGTTGGAAATAAGGCTTGATGTTGTAATTTGGATCGTCAAGACGTACTGGATTAATTTGTCCAATAATATTAATCAGTGTTCCAGCAAATATTTTAGAGTTAGCTAAATTGGTTAATACAATAGTACCATCAGTTTTAACAGTAACGTCTGTTGGCTGAATCAATTTACGAGTAAATGTTATAAACGTTCCTGGAGGAATAGTTTGATAAATGATGTTGCTCAAAGTGACTGTTGTACTATTTGGAATAGATAATACTGTAGTGTTGTAACTAAACGCAGTCAAATTATTTAATGTAACAACATCACCAGGTCTCAAAGCCGCAGTGCTTGTTACATTTATAGTTGCACTACCTACAACATTGCGAATAAATTGTATTGTTCCACTGGGCTGGCTGTCTGCTGGAATACTTAATACCAATGTGGTTGCATTTGTTACAGAACTAACAGTTTGACCGTTGGCAAAACCTGTACCAACAACTCCCATACCTGCAACAATTCCAGTGGTACTTGAAACAACCACTATGGTTCCAAATAGGCTTCCTATACGATTAATGCTTGCAAAAGTGGCAGACACTCCCGTTGTTGCCAGATTATTTGTAACTGTAACATAAGGAGCAATATCGGCTGTTGAATATGTATAGATTTTTGTTACACCATCAGATTGATATGTATCTGTATGGCTTTGTTTTCTATACAGTGTTAATTGTACACCGTTGGCTGGCGTATAGGGTAATGTAAATGCATGAGTATCTGCACCAACGACTACACTATAATCTGTAAATGTTTCGTCAAACGAATCCCATTGATCTGAATAATAAGGTAAACTGTCCCAACCGTTAGATATTTGGAATCCTGTACCATCAACAATTACACCTCCATAATCAATGCCTGTCATTAATTGCGATAAATCTTTTCCTAATTCTCCCGTAGATGAATTGTACAAATACTGTATTCTATCAGTTGCTCGCATCAACGATGGATCAATCACATAAGTTACACTGATAGAACTACCCTTAGCCGGAGCTGTATTGAATTGTATAATTCCCGAATAAGTTGTATATCCTAAACTTGTTGATTTAACAATATACATGATATAACTATCTCGTAATGCCAAGATATTATCAATGTATACAGTACTCTGTCCTATTTTAATATCAGGACCCCAAATCAATGGAAATTGTTGTCTACTTCCAGTACCTGTAAATGTTTCGGTCTTGGATTGTTGTGTAATAAAATATGTAGAATCCACTCGATCAAATTTAATTCCAACCAATGTTCCACGAACAACACTATTGCCAATTATAGCACTTGCCTTTGCGCTAGTTCCGCCTAGCAATGTGCCACCGCGAATTTCTACATTGGGTGCAGATAGGTATCCACTTCCTGGAGTCAACAGTACAATTCTATTGACTTTTCCGTTAGAAATAAATGCTCTTGCTGTTGCACCATTACCGCTATCACTAGTAATAATTACTTGTGGTTCAGTTATATAATCAGCACCACTATCAGTTAATGTTAGTTCAGTTACTTCAAACCCACCATTGTCCAACCAGAATTTCCATGGATACTGTTGTACAATAGCATTGGTTGTTGCTAATTTTCCGCTGTCTACAAAAGTATCAATAACAGTTAATGCATTGTTTTGATAAATTGGTTGTAGATCAAAGTCAGTAATAGGTAATTCTGCTGGATCTAAACTGTCATAGTTACTGACATATTCTCTCACTTTGGTCTTGTAAGGTTTAACTTCGTTAACGTAGTCTTCAAAGTTAGATAAATTATCAGGTTGATATGTAACTGGTTGGTTTAATTGTCCAACATTATGTTGGGCCTTAACAAAACTAGTTTTAAAAATCCAATCAACATAAGGCTGTTCGCTTAGTGCATATCGTACACTAGCAAAGAATAAATCTGAATAAGCACCATTAAGATTTGTATGCTGAGTAAAAATCTTATTTTTAAGTGTATCTAAAATAATTCTCAATTCAATGGCAGCAACTTTATCGTAACTGTTGCTATCAAAAATAGTATTATCAAATCCTAAATCTGTATTAGATAGATTATACAAACTGCTACTTAATTGTATTGTACCGTTTTGTATGCCAACTGTGGCATAAGATTGTGTCCAATCTATACTGGTAGAATTAGAATATTTGTAAAGTAATTCCCAGCCTCCAGCGTTAGTAGTTCTAACTTTAACTGTATCACCAATTGCAGTTTGGATACCATTTAGCTCTAAGAATGTGGCTACCGAAAATGTTGCAACAGTAAATTGAGAAGCAGTAAACACTACTCTACCAGTGCTATCAGTATAAGAACCATACCAATCAGCATAATTCCAATATTCTCTTACATCATAGCTTTGTGTTAAAATTCTCGACCAAGATTTTTGTACTGGATCATAACTATAAATGCTCCAGTTGCCGTTAGCTTGACTGTCACTTTGTACTAATGCACAATAATCTCTCACTTTGATAGTGGTATTGATGTCGCTGTACCCTTCTCCGCTTGATACTATGGTAGCTCCTGTGATTTGCCCTTTGGTATTGATAGTAGCTCTAACTGTAGCACCCACGCCAGAACCCACTATTGTAAGATATGGAGCTACTAGATATCCCTTGCCAGATGAAATTACTGTTACACCAGTAACTCTGCCATCTGCAACTACTGGTGAAATAACTGCTCGAGTAAAACTACCAGTACTGGCATAGGCTAGTTCTGTATCCGTTGGGAAGGTAACATCATACAGTCCAGATATTATTGTTGGTTGAGGATCATATCCGTTTAATGCGGCAACGCTGGCTTCTTCGGTAATTTGATTTGCTAACAATATTTGATTTGCTGTTTCAACAAACTGTTTTAATGCCTCAAATCGATTAACAAACATGCTCTGACGTGGTCGATTTTCAATTCCGTAACGTAATTTAACGGGTAAACTTAAATCAGGAACTTCTCTACCTGCGATGTCTTTACCGCATAGGCTGTCAATCCATTTTTGTTCAATTACTAACGGAATATAGGTAGTTGGATCGTCGCTGATGATATTCCAATGACTGTGTACATTTTGATCAGTTTTAGTTCCTGTCCAATACTCAACACTTAATACCACTTCGTTTGATTTCAAATAAGGCTTAACATTGATTAGACTAAAACTATCAAGTCCAGTCAATGCAAGGTAAGCGTATCCTTGGCCGCGTGGATTAGCAATTAGACTTGCCACATCCTGCGCTGCCATATTTCGACCAGGAACATTTGGAATAAATTTTTTATTTTTAACCCAGAAATAATAAGTGGTAACTGTGGATAATGTTACAGTATTGTATGTTGTCTTGATACTGTATTTTGCATCACCGTATAGACTTTTGCCGCTAATATTGTTGGCCAACCCCGCCGGAGTGTCTGCTTGTGCATCCCATGAGCTTGGTTTTAATTTAGTACTAACCCATTCGTATACATCAATACTTGCGCCAGTGGCTAATGTGTTCCAATTTGTATTTCTATAAACTGGATCGTTTTCATATGCATCAATAATTTTTGCAGTGCGCAAGTCCCACCATAATTGTCCAACTTGTTTTGTAGTCCATGCGGCACTAGAAGAAGTTGTTGTAACTCCATCAATTGTGCTGTAATTTGCCGGATCGTAAAATGATTTATACATTATTTCTTCGTCGGCAGGCCCTGGTATTTTTCCTTGAGCAATATCGACAACATCCAAATGAGTAACCAGTTCTCCTGTTATTCTATCATACAAAAATGCTTTTTTAATCTTTGTAACATCGGGCTTATCCACTTCAGAGTGATCAATAGTCCAAGCAAATTTATTATTTGGTTTACCGTAATCATAAACTTTGCCCGAGTTAACTCCTTGGTCAATTGCTTCGGGTGCTCCTACTAGAATATGATTGGAACCTACGGCAAATCCTACTCCGTAGCCATCGTCAATCAAAGTTTCACTAGTAACCAAAGACGCAGTACCGTTTCCGTATCCGTCTCTAGTAGCTGTAAAAGTTATACCAATTGTATTTGAACTTGCACCGATTTGTGTAAAGTCAGTGGTGCCAAGAGTTAAAATCTGATAAACGTTGTTTCTAATAAATTCACCGGCAACTTTAATTGAAGCAGACTTAGTTAAACTTTCGCTGAAAACCCATTTGGTAGCATACATATCGTAAACATCAACACGTCCACTATTGGTTTGTGTGAACACAAAATCTGTACTGTTTTTATCAAATGTAGTTGTGTTATCGTCAAATGTGGTTGTAATAACTGTGTCTCCGTACTGACTATAAACTACTATGGTTTCATAATCGTTCATGAACGATATTTTATTACCAAAGTGTCCATTAATTTCAGGAACGTGGGGAATCAATGACTGGTAAGGTGTATATCTACTACCATTAAAGTTATAAACAGTTACACCACCTCGTTGTATTACTCCACTGACTGTGGCACTGTCATCGGCTATTGCAATATACGTGCCATCATCTGATATACTAGTACTGATACCAAAGTTTTTAGTAGTACCCGGTAAAGATTGTATTAAACTAAAACCAGATCCATTATTTTTATAAATGTTAACGATACCATTTATTGTGCCAGTATCTGCACCAATTGTAAGAGTAAGATTGTCTTGACTTAAACTAATGGTGTTTCCAAAGCTGGCACCAATTTGTGTGCCTGTATAAATTTCTGTAAAGTCATATCCCCAGCCAATGATTGCAAATTTTATAATGCCGCTTGGCACAGAATTTGGACTACCACTTAGCAATACTGTTCGAGAATCTATTACCTGTACCACAGATTGATTGCTGGTAAATGCCGGATTGATTATATACATTCCTGGACGAACGCCAGCTGTACTAGTAACTACTATTGTAGAATTAGTACTGCCGACTGGATTGTATGCGCTTTGGGCTTGAATAGTAGTTGCATATTTTAATTTGTAAACGCGGCCATATTGACCGTATGCAGTAATTGTTGTACTTGCAATATCGTTACCTTGGTAACTAGTCTGCCAAATAGTTCCACTACCGCCAGTAATATAGTAAGTATTCTCTGGTAGGCCACCGCCGCTCAATACTTGTCCAACTGTAATTGTGCCTGTGATTGTTCCACTAATAGTCAACTGGCCTAATTTATTAATTGTAGCATTAGACATCACATTGATCGATCCATACCCAGATGCAGACACGTACATTGTGTTGTTTCCAAATACAATTTTACTACCAAAGTTTTCGTTGGCAGCTGGGAACGGACTAATAATAGTGTCAACTAATCCGTATATATTATTAGGATCTTTTTGGTATAAACTAATTACACCTTGCCCGGCTGGGCCAGCTTGAATATTTTGTAATGTCCACTGGCCATTGCCAGAATCTGGAGTTGGTTGTGGTTGCTGTGTAGCTTGCATTGATCCGTAGGCAGTCGTTACCGGTGCCAACAATGTGCTATATTGTAGTGCTGTAATTGTAAATGTAGTGCTACTTAGAATTGTAGAGACAAAATATATTCCGCCAGATAATATTCCACCAAATACATTTCCTGTAAAAATAATTTCGTAATTAGGAGCAAGACCAGCAGTTGTATCAGCAGTTAAAATATAGTTAGAACCGTTTGTACTTAATACGTTAACTGTTACTTGACCGTACAAACTAACTGTAGATTTGTAAACTTTTGATTTGTATACTACTAAAGTATTCGCAACATACGAATCATTTATATTCCAAGTACCATAAGAATCAACTGGTATATAATAAATTGGATCCCAATATGCTAAGTTGCTGGCCGGCTGAGTATTTACTGGTACATTACTTAATGCTTGCCAATACTTTGTACCAGTTCCAGTTCCAGTTGAAACAATTAATCCTGGGCCATAAATTTTTGTAGAATCATATACACCTAAATAGTCTGTTACTGCATAGCCAGCCAATGGGCTTCCACTGGCCATCCATGTTCCGTCTGCCGAAAATGCGATTGAAGTTGCTAGTACTGTGGCAGGATTTGGATTATTTGTAATCGTGTATGTTGAAGCTGTAGTTGTTGCATTTGCTTTTTGGCTAATTGTGATACTGACTCCATTGATTGCCGATACTACTAGAGTTTCATAAGGAACGCCTGGACCTTCAATGAATCCGCCAATCATGGAAGAGTTTGCACTTGACATTACTACCGTAGTGCTATTGATTGTAGTATTACCAATAGTTAATGATACCACGTTTGTTGCAATGAATGGAGGCGATACTACTTGTCGTTGAACCCAAGGTGTTACTGTTCCTACCTTGTCGTAAGTTATTAATTCACCAAAACTTGAACCAACTGCGGCTAGTGTGCCTTTGTTATTTACAGCAATAGTGTTGCCAAATCTTAACTGTGATTGCGGTGCAGAATTATTCACATCTGATATTGTATAAACAGGATTGAACTTCCAGCTAGCCCATTTGCCATTACCGCTATCATCTGTCCATATCAGTTCACCTGAAGTAATTTTTGATGTAAGAATAGAATCTAATGTGTCTATACTACTAGTTCGTTGACTAATCAATGCATAGACTACTAGTTGATTGCTTTGTGTGAAGGGACTTGGAAATCCAGAAATAGTTGCCGCAACTGTAAACGTGTTTAAAGAAACACTAGTTATTTGATAGAAGCCTTTTAATTTTTCTACTTGAGCAAGCCCTATCCATGATCCTACTACAAATCCTGTTAAATTTTCTGCTGTAATTGATAAAGTTTTTGCAGTTGTATTATAAGTAACATTGGTCACAGACATATGGATATCTGTGTATCTGTACAAGTTCCAACTTGGGCCTTCAAAAGCTACCCAAATATAATCGCCTTCGTTGATTGTATCAATATTTAAAGATGCAATTTCTGGCAAATAGCCAAGACTCACTGCCACTTCTTTTGAATTAACATAACCTGCGCTACGCAAAAATGGTTTATAATTTGACAACACAGGCCAAGGAGTTGAATTATAACCCAATGGTTTTAAATATACATCTGTAGATTTTTGTTGTATAATAAAAGTATTGTTGAGACTAGTATCCGGTGTAGATACCAGTTGGAATCCTTGAGGATTCAATCTAAATAACCCTTCATCCAATAAAAATTCAATATTTTCAAAAGCTCTACTAGCACCGTACTGACCTGCACGTACTGCCCACTCCTCGTAAAACTTAAGACTTTCTTTATTATCAGAACTTAAAACATCAAATAGTTTGTTGAGACTATTTTGTGTGCCTTTCTCACGAATCATTCCTTGGAAAAATTTAAATTCGCTTACATTATCTTGAATAATATTGTTAAGGTATTGTCTCTTTTGATAACCAATTAAATGATGTGCCATGGTTTGCTGGGCAAGGTCAAAATTGTCGCTATCAAGATTATAAAAATCAGTAAACTGACTTGCTTTATATGTCCAGTTGGGAATTAGTTGCGGTGTTGGTTTTGTTGCTAATTGAGTCCAGCTGTTTGCATTGAATGTTTCTGTTCCAGGCAACGCAGATAATGCACTGTAATAAAATCCTTGATAGTTTACAATATCTCCCAAAGAATAGTCTTGCCATATTTGCCATTGTTTGATGTTAGCTTGGTCAAATATAAAGCCTGGAACATCTAATCCGCCGTACCAGTCAACGCTGACATGGCCTGATACTTTCACACGCTCTTGTCTATAACCGCTTTCTGGGTTGTAAACAACATCATTAAAAATTGTAGTATTATCTATTGTAACAACATGTTCGTTTTGTATCAAATAAAAACTTGCACCATATATGCCATCAGTTGTTCGAGGACTATAACTTACAATATTGTTTTCTCTGTAGCTATCTAAGAACAGAGGAGCCAATGGTGTGCCGTCTACTTTGAATATTTCATATTCATAAAACTGATTACTAATATTATCCACAACAGCCAAAGTAGTATTAAATGTTAATTTGTTAGCACTTGGACTTAGACTAATAACACTACTGCCAATATTGCTTAATCCGTCTAATTTAGTATATTTGATTGGATCAAATATATCAGTTGCGGCCAAGTTATACAATGCGCTGTAATAATCTCCGTTGTACCTAACAACTGTGCCATACCCAACAGGCTCGTTGGGACTCCAGTCCGACCATTTGTCTGACCCTGAACTCCAATTTTGTGTAGTCCAGAATAAAAATTCTCGAGCACTGTTTTCCCAGTTAGCAACAGCATTTAAATTACTGTTAAAATCGTCAAATACAAAACCTTGGTCTTTTAACCATTCGCCATAGCCTTGCAAGAAATCTACAACATCTTGTATTTTTGTAAATTCAGTACCATAAGGAACTACTACAGGATTACTTCTGTCCCATAATTTTCTTAAAACAGCATTGGCGCCGCCAGTCACTGGTAACTCGCCTAACGAAGCAAATGCCGATGGGTCAAATGACGAACCAGCAGTTGTAGTTGAAAGAACTCTATAATAGCGGCCGCTGTATAATACCACCGAGTTGGCAATATATTGTTGACCTGGAGTCCAAGTTGAATAACTTTCACTAATGCCACCTACATTAAGTTTTTGTCCCGTTTGCAAATAAGGATAATATTTAAAATAAGGCTGAGTGATACTGTACCCTTTAACTTCAAATCCTGTTTGTAACTTGGTAATAATAACTCCGCTATAAGTTATTTTTTTAATAGGACTGGAAGTGTTAATATTAACATGATAATTTTCTTGAGGAATAAAAACACTACCTGTACTTAAAGGAGTTTTACTATCTAATAAAAGATTAAATTGCTCTTTACTTGTAAATGCTCCAACACGATAGCTAATTTGACTTGTCAATGTGGCCAAGTCAGTGGCATACTGATTGTAATCTCTAATGTTATTACTAAACACAAAATTTAGAATATGATCAACCATGTAATTAATCAGACCTGCGGTTTGTACTCGAGTTGTACTTGAATAAATGCTAGGTAATACTATATCTGCCGGGCGGACTCGTAAATTGGTTTTTGCGTAAATTAGTTGGCCAGCAAGATTTCGCTTGATGTTAGATCTATCTAACAAAAGACCAAAAACTTTTGCAGGAGTTAAAAGTGCCGCAGATATAATTACACTAAACGAATAATGACTGCTACGTCTCCAAGCGGCTTCAACTGGACTTACATCTCCGAACACAAAATTACCATCAACGCTAGGTGTTATTGGCCCGGATACTAGCCCAGAATCGATTGGGCTCAACAATGTACCATCACTGTTGACTGGAATGTGATTCATTAAAAACGGTTTGACATACTTGCTTAGTTTGACTGCGGGAACTCCTGGTTCCCGAACCATGCCATCACTGATATCTTGCCACATTGGCAAATTGTCTCCGGTATATGGGCCAACTCCGTATACTGTAGACCACCAACTAGGTTCTATACTAAAACCCAACATTTCCCAAGGACACAAATTAGGACGGTCAGTGTCCAACAACCAGCGATAAATACCTCTCCAGTAACCTGGAACTGATTTGCCATCAGGGCCGACAGAGTTGGAATAGTTGTACGTAAACGGATTTGTAATGTTATAGCTTAGTGGTTTAGTAAAATCTCTACCTGCTAGGCTAGTCCACTTATAGAAATTTGGAGCCAATACTTCATTAAACTCTGACAAACTATAATCAGTTGATCTGTTATAACCCGGAACTATATCAGTAATATCAAAAATTGAAGTGTCGTATTGAACTTTAATATTATTAAAGATTCGTTTTTCTAATTCTAAAATTAAATCGTCTCTATGATCACCATAGGCCAGTACTTGACTGCCGTCGTGACCTTGTATCATAACTCGTGGTGTTACCAAAGATGTATCTGTATAAATTTTTGGAACAAATTTTGGCCACATTCCAATCTTTGTTGGTGTTGCTGGTACAAAACATCCATCGGTGCTATCGTATTCTCTTGTGGTAATAACGTCACCGGTAGCCATATTAACAGAATTATCAATTACAACAAATCCTGTATCAAGGAGCGTGTAATCTTGTCCGTAAACTAATTGTTTACCGTTTAAATAAATGCCAACAGCTTTGTTACTTAATTCAGTTAAATTAAAAGGATTGCTCAATGGATATTGTTTAATTCTATAATCAACAACATTAAGATCCGTTATTGTACAAGCACCATAAGGAATCATATCACTAAAATAATAAGGACTTGTTTTTGGTTTGTCTTTATTAATTTTTTGTAGTACTAGATTTGTAATTGTAACTGCATCACCGTCAACGCCTAGATTACTAGCAATCTTAATGAAATTTCGTTTAAAACTATTATAATCGTCTCTAGCCTGCTCTACACTGCGAATAACATTATTAGCTTCGCTAGTAATATGATAAATTGCAAGACTCATTGGACCGCTATGCTGTACAAATTTTGTACCGTACTGTGTTACATTGCCTAGATCTCGTAAGTTACCGCTTCCTGGAAATGTTCCTATAAAAGTATTATCTAAATTATCAACTATTGAATTTACATGATCTATAACTTCACCTAATGTAAAGTCTCCCATAATATTATTCAATGGATTATTTTGTAAATTAACAGGAATCTCGTAATATCCAGTATCATTGATTGGTTGTGCCGCAAATGCTCTAATGGTTAATACATCACTGAGTACAATATCAGTTTTTAACTGTACTTGTTTATAAGTTGGTGCATCAATCAATGTCCACGCAGTGGGATCTAATCTATGGCCGTTGATATAAACTCTAACTACTAGATCATCTAGATTTGTAATGTCATCAAAAATGTCTAGATTAAAATAATTTGTAATTCCAGAATTTTTATAAATTCTAATAGCGGCTTGTGTATGCGGAGCAGTGCAAAGTTGCCAACCATTTTTATAGATTAATTTTCCAGCAAATGTTTGACTTACAAGATAACCTGTATTAATTGCTTGTGTTAATAAAGCTGTTCCGTTTTTGTATTGGAATGTATCTGTTGCTAGTGTAAAATTAAAAACAATATCGCCAATATTGCTAATATTTCTATAGCTTAACGGAAATCCCAAAGCATTATCGGTAGTGCCCGATCCAAGTTTATAAGAAAATAAAGTTGTTCCTACAAATGTTGATCCGTTATAAACACCAGTATCGCTATAACTTATTCCGTTCTCGTCCACAACATCAAATAACGGTGGTTGGTTTACTTTAGTTTTTACCTGGCCTTGTATCCAAGATGTACCGTTATACCAAAATGCTTTACCTTGGTATTTGGATCCAAATTTAACTAATGCCACTTGATTCAATTCGGGTGAAGAAATTTCTACTAAATGTATTTGTCTACTGCCATTGTTAAGGTGTAATACATTAACAAATGTAACTTGAAATATTTTGTTTTTGACCAGTACATCTGGATCTGCTGTAAAAATAATTCGTTGTCCTTCTGCCAAGGCTACCCCGTCCACACTATATGCAAAAGATCCTTCAACAATACTAAATGCATCTGTTGTATAATCGTCAAGAATATCAACATCAGCTACTGCGGTTGTACCAAAATTTGCAAGTTTTAAATCCGAGTTAAATTCTATAATAGGTCGAATGGCTCTAGCAGTTTGATTTAAATTAACAGGATTGCCGTTATACAATGAGCTGGCAGCAATAACATCTTTGTGGAACCAACGATTGTATCGACTCCAGTTGTTGGCATCATTGCT